TTGGGAAATACATTTTTATGCAAACACATGGTATACAACTTATACAACTGTTTCAAATTTTATAAATTATGGTAGTCAAGGAGCATATTTTCTTAATTTTACATCACGCAATAAACCAAGTACAGTTAATATATCACACATATATAATACTGGCTGGATAACAGGAACAAAAGGATATTAATTTTGAATATATTGTAATTATTATCTATATATAATATATGAAATTTTTAGAATTAATTAAACATAAAATTAAGATATGTAAATTATCTCATCAGTATCTTGGAACATATACTCGATATATGTTTCATGATATTGATAAGTTGTTTTTACCATATCATACACATTGTGATATATCACAACATCATCCACGCAAATATGAATATTGGTATAATAATTGGAAGCGCAACAATTGGGAAGAAATATGTCTTGACTGGGAATCTCATGACGGAGCACAAAAAACAATGTACACATCATATCGCTGGGCATATATGTATGTAAAAGCAGTATTAACTGTTTGGGGAATATGGCAGGATAATAATGATGAACCGATTGGTAATCAAGACTATGATGCATTTCAGACATATTTGCAGCATAGACCTTATAAAATAAAAAGAAATTAAATTATGAATAATATTGAAATTTGGTGTGGTGTTAATCGCAATGGAAAGCTTTCAATTCATCTTGATGAACCTGTGCGTGATGAAAAACATGGAATATGGGTATCATCTCGTCCATATGCAAATAGTTTCATACATGAACAGACAGGTGATATTATAAGTATGGCAAATATAACATGGAAAGATGACCCTGAATTTTTTTCAATTATGATAAATAACCAGCCACTGCTTGAAAGCAAATGAAACAACAAACACAAAATAATATATGAGAGCATCAGTCGATGCTCTCATTTTTTTCAGTATTTTCAAATATATCTTGTTCAATATATTTTTGTTTATCATCATTGTTACTATTATCATCAAATATTGTGTCTCGTAATTGATTTGTGTTTTGTTGTTTTCTCATGAATCGCTCATTTGACTTATCCTTTTCTGAATATATTGTATAGTCATATTCACTGTGTATAACTGATAACAAATCACGTTCAACATCACTTAAATGAAGCTTTGATGTTTTTTCAAGTTCAGGTATGTCTTCATCAGTATCTTCATTATTCTTTGTTGTCATTTCATCAAGCAATTCTTGTAAGAAGAATGCGCGAGTTTCTTCACTGCCACCATATATATCATTTAAGTCAGTCTTTTTTGTCCACAATAATTCAAATGGCACAATGTTTATGTTGCCATGTGACGGCTTTGATTGTATGATAACAACATCAAACAGCTCCTTAATAAGCAAGAATATTGTCTCAAGAAATTGTATATCATCAATAACAACATCACGAATTGAATCGGCATATCGTGCTGCATATTGTGCTTGGAAATTCAATATTTCATTTTTTGTTGTTTCCTTATGTTCACGAGCCCATTTATGTGCATCTTTTATAAATCTAAGTACAGGAAAATCTAATCTGCGACGCTGGCGGCTATGTTCAATATTAACAAATCGGCGGATGCGATTTAGCTTTGTCCAATTTATTTTGTTCTGCCGCATATCAATACAATATGAATATATATCGCGTATTGTATCACAGTCATAGAATTTATATAGACCAAGAACAATAGGTATGTTACGCTCAAGAATTTCAATGTCTGTACAATACAGATTGTTTTCAATACGGTCAACTTCAAATTTCTCATCCTTGAATATCTCATATGAACCTTTCAAAAGTTCGCGATATATATCAATATTATTATCATTCAAGTGATTCAAGAACATAAGTGTCTGTGTTGTCTGGTAATTATAATGTGATACACGATATGAATGGAACATTTCATGAAGATTAACTGCATTTTCTTCGGAAATGCGCTGTGTATGGTCAGTTCGAGTCACGGTATATCCATAATATTTCATGCCATTAATCAACACATTCAATTGCTTGCTATATTCAGAATATCGCTCTTCAAATACAAACAGCTTGTATGTTGTTTCATCAACATAATATCTACAGTCATTTTCATCATATTTCAGATAGCGGTTTGATGTGAGCAGTGATGTTATAAGTGGATTATACTTTGATTCCTCCTCGTTTCTTTCTAACATATCATTACATGTCTGTATCAAGTCACGAACAAACAACAAGTCCTTCTGTTCAAATGATAAATCAAGCTTTGCAGTATGATAATAATTAATTGGCATGCCTGTGCTGTCTTCCATTTCAAGAAACATTTTAATATACAAGTCATTATTGCGGACACGATTTGCAAACTGCTCAACATCTTGTGCCATCATTGTTTCACAGAAATATATTGAGAAATTATATCTGTCACATATATCAACACCAACCGAAAGATATGATGAGCAAAATACAATATCATTATCACCAAATGTTTTATCAATGTTTATATTATCCATTGATTCATCACCATAATTAGATTTCTTATAATAGAATGTCTTTATTACTTTTGGTGATTTCAAAACAGTTGTTGTTATTTCTTGTATCAGTCCAACAACTTGTGTAAAAAACAAATTGCCTCGGTTTGTCGGGAATAATATCTTTTTACCAGCATGAATATCCTCGGCCATCATTTTTGCCATTTCATATATCTTTTCCGTATTTGTTGGTGTGAAATGTATGTCAAATTGTTTTACACGATAATCATCCTTTTCAACCTTTATATGTTTGATACCTGGAAAAAACAACATCTCACCTGTTGGTGTTCCTGACATCATTATAACACGAGATTTACAATTTGCCAATCGCTGTATTGTTGGTGACATAACATCACGATATGATGATGTAAACAACAAATGTGATTCATCAATTACAATATATTCAAAATTAGCTTGGTCAAGTTCAAAAACATTCAATCGTGAAAATTTATCAATTGTCATTGATATGTTCTGATTGCCGAGTATATCATCAAGTGTTGGACGCTTATTACCATAAAAATATAGCCAATCTTTAGTTACAGCACTTGATTCAACCTTTGATTTAATTGTTGATGTAAATGGAAGAATTAATAATGTTTTTGCTTTCAGAGATTTAATCATTTCCGTCTTACCATATCCCGCACCTGCTTCAAGCAGTGTTATATGGCCAAGATTTTTAATAATATCATCTTTTATATCTGACAAATATTGATTGTTATTAATATGCAATTTAATAACATTTGTGCTATCATTCAATATTTTTGTTGGGTCAGTTGAATTATCTGCATTGTTTATTTGTTCATTCAATTGTTCAATTTCATGTTTATATGCATTTTCAGCGCGAACATGAATACCAAATCCATGTTGACGGTTTAATTCATTTACAGCCCACAATGATATTGGCTTATTATGTATTGATGCAGTCTTGACATCACCAGCAAGCTCTGCGCGTGGTGTGTCTTTACATATATCAATAAGTATCTGAAGAGCTTTGTCAGCACCATATATTGATGTTAATGTATTTGCAAGCTGCCATCGTTGAGCATGTTTATAGTGTTTGCGGCCTAATGATTTTTTTATATCACGCTCAACAACACTATCAATATTTGATATTTCAACACTATCAGTGTTTTGTTCAACAGAAAACCATTCAAGTTTGTGGAATATTTCTTTCAGATCAGGATGTGTTATCCAATTAATTGATGATACACCTGAAGTATATGCTGATTCAAAATTAACATCTAATCGTGCATCAACAAAATTTGTATTCATCATTGCATTTTTATCAGATGAAATAAATATACCCTGTTGAGGACGACACATTGCCAAGTCAACATATTGCATTATGTTTTCTTTTGTATAATTGAATTGTTGTGCATATTTCAACAGAATAATATAAATATATGAATATTTGTGACGGAAATTACATAAGTATTCAATTTTGCGATTATCATGTGTTATTGATATTGGTGTTATCTTTGTCCAAACATGCAATGACTTACGTGATGCAGATGTACATATTCCTAAAAACCATGAATATCGTGAAAGTTCATTGAATATCAAAGGCTTTAGTTGTTGTGATAATTTTGCATCTTTAATATCAAGGTCGATAATCTGTAATCCATTCCAAATATCATATGCAATTTCACCAACAGGACGTGAATTTGAAGATGTAGGATAAACAACACGACGGTTTATCTTATCTGTCTTTGCATATGCATCATCATTAATTAATGTAAATATATCATGCCAATTCCAAACCATACCTTGTTTATCATAAATTGAATTTGTTACAAGGCATTCAATCAGCTGTAGTTCGTCATCAATAAATTCTTGTTGTTCTTCTTGTGTACATTTATTATAAGATTTATCTGAATATTGTATTTTTTGTTCTTTATCAGCATTATTATCATGATAATCTTTTGATAATTGGCTGAATGATGTTAATATATCTGTTAATGATTGTTTATTTGTGTTTGAATATGTTTCATTTATTTTCTTTAAATAATTACTTAATATATTATTTGTTACACTCATGTTATGTTTATAATGTATATATGTTATGTTAAAATAGTTAAATTTTAGTTAATATTTTAACACGAACGGTATAAAAACTAACATTTATTCTTATTATTTTTAAATGATATATAACGCATAAAATCGTAAAATAATATGACTTGTGTAAAACAAATTAGTTCAAAAACAATGTTGAATAACACCCCAGGTGGAAAATCAACCGTGCCACAACAGCCAGTATCAAAAAATACAACAGGCTGTACAATGGAAGAGTTTCAAAAACAGCGCCAACTTGCTGAAGATCAAATTGATTATCAATTCATACAGCGTATCATACAAGAACTTACACAATCATGTGCATTGCCTGTGCCACTGCCTGCTGCATCAATACCACCACTTATATTGCAAGCAGCACAATATTTCTGGGAAAACTATGACCAGGCAATTGAAGAGCGCTGGTATTGTATTCGCAATGTTGATATACAGCGATATGGTGCAAATAAGATAATAAAGCTTCCGCCACAGATATTGTCTGTATTTGGTGTGTATAAGACAACTGATTCATTCAATTATGGAATCATGGGTGATTTCTCACTTGAGCGCATGATATTGAATAATTCAGCATTGGCATCAGGTGCTGGTGGAACACTTTCAGATGTGTTTGGTTCTGGTACAGGATATAACTTGACAGATGTTATGGGAGCACTGTATGAAGTATCAACATATAAAGCGATGTTTGATGCACCATTGACATATAATTACAATGCATATTCAAATGATTTAGTAATACTTGGTGACCTGGGACACTCGGATTTAATGCTTCAAGTATATAAGCGTGTTAAGATCCAGGATTTATATAAGCTATATTATTTCTTCCGTTTCTGTGTATGCCTTGGTCTTCGCTCAATGGCAACAATAATGGGTAGCTTTGAATTCAAGCTTCCTGGTGGAGTTACGATTAATTATCAGCGCTTTCATGATATGGCTACAGAAGAAATGCAGCAGATTGATGAATGGATTAAAAACCAACAGTCAGCTGATTACTTCTTTAATACAATGACAATTTAAAAAATAAAATATAAACATATGAAAAATATAACAACATATATTACTGAGCATCTTGAGCAAATAATAACTGAATCATTTAATTGTGATATATTTAAAAACTTGATC